AAAAAAGCACCCCTTTTAATTAGATTTCTAGTCTAACTTTTGGGGTGCACATCATTTTTGAGGGGAAGTACATATAGTTGTTGATATAGTTGCTAATATTGTTAGCTAATTTGTTAGTAAAACTGTATACGAATTTAGATAGTAAAAAAACAGTTTGTTCCTTATATAGAGGCACTTTTACTACTGATTAAATGTCAGATATGCTTACAAATATACTTATAAATATGCTTACAAAATTAGCTAATATTTCCGTTGACAAAGCTTTGTTACTATTGTTAAACTAAATTGACTAGCAAAAGTGAAACATAAATTTATTAAATAAATGTAAAAATTAGGAGAAATCAATGTCTTATAGAGTACAATTAATAATTTCAGAAGATGTAGAAAGTCAGCAATTTGGCACTAATGTTATTAATAAAGTAATTAATCCAGCTCTTTCTATTAATGCGCCTTTAATTCCTACTGCTTTATCATTTTCTGTAACAGCTGTGGTGTCTGAGATAGAGGATACAGAAAAGATAAAAATAGTAGAAATTGAAGTTTTAAACAAGAATGAAAAACAAATTTTTTCTACGGGTGAAGTATCGGTAAGCTTGCCTCCTCAAGTTAACGATATAAACTTTAATATAAACGCCAGAAATGTCTTGGTTGAAGAAGCAGGAGAGCATTATGCTGTTGTTAAATTTAATGGAACTGAGATTGGAAGGCAAATCTTTGATATCAAGGTCAACAAACCAGTGGAAAAAAATTAAGGAGACGATACGGATGCTTGATATAGTACCATCAAATACACATCGGAGTGGTAGCTTAATAAATTTTGCTGCGATTTTTGCTTGCGCATCGGTAATTCTAGCATCTCCAGTTGTTGTGGATGCAAGTTCTACTCCGAAAACTAAAAATGATAATCAACTTGTAATTACTACAAAAAATGAGATTAACACAATTTCAAGTAATGATGGCAAAATTTTTGATGTGATAAATACGGTTTTAAAAAGAAAAGCTGAAATCAATATAAAATATGATGAAGATTTAAACTTGTATTTCTTTGTTATCAAAACAACATCTGAATTGTTTTCCTCAGATTACGATGTTTTGGATACTCTCGATAATGTATTATCTGACTATAAATATATGGGGAAATCTGTAGTAGCAACTTTGGGGGAATAAAATGTTTGACTTTAATGAATATTTATCTATTTCCAAACAAATTGAATCAGATGATAAATATAATTCTAAAGAATCTTATAGAAGAACTGCTGTTTCAAGAGCATACTACAGTGCTTTTAAAAAATCTGATGAGTATTTGAAAGAAAATTATGATATTATTTATAATGGAAGTAGCGGAAAAGGAAGCCACCAAACCGTTTGGAATTTGTTTTCAACAGTTAAGGAATTGAATACCTTAGGAATACATAATAGTGGGTATAGAATGTTAGAGAAAAGAAAATGTGCTGACTATATTCCTAATGAAACCATTACGAAAACAGATATGGCGCTGATGAATCGAGAAGCAGAAAAAATAATAAACAAACTCACCTAATGAATTTCAAGCGAGTTTGTTTGTTATTTTTTTATTTAATCTTTGTATCTTTCTGGATCAACGAAAGTATACTTTATATAGTCATAACGCCGATGATCGCTACGTGCGTCCGGCACGTCAGTCACGATATCAAACAAAAAGTATACACCCTTCTTCATTCTAGTTTTCGCAGCAGGAATTTTGAAATAGTTCTTATTAGAATAGTAGAGATTGATTAATAAGCTATCTTCGATTGCTAAAAAGAAAACTTCTGAATTCCATACTTTATAAAAATCTTTGACAAATCTATTCGTAGGATCGAATTTAAACCATAATTGTGTCTCATTAAAAAGCATAACCATTACTCCGATCTGTTTTTAAAATTAGTTTCTACCTCTAATATATATCGAGTTTTTATTTTGCCTTCAGAGAATACTGTTTCTTTTTTTGCAGTTACAGGTTGTTTATTTTCGGAAAAAGCTAATATAGCTAAAATTGAAACATCCATCTGGAATTTATCTTTTTTGCTGCTTTGCTCATAAAAGTCTGCATATTCATCACTGATATTTTTTCTAATAAAGTCTTCCATCATAAAAATCACCTCAAAACGATTATACGAACTTACGTTCTCGTTGTAAAGCGATATTTGAGGGGCAAAAAGGGGGCAAAAATACGTTTATCTTTGATATATCTCAGATTGAACATAGTGTTTATTATATGTCGGTATTGTTGATTTATAGCTGTTTTGAGGGTATTAGATACATAATAGAATATAGTGGTTTTGTTTACGTGCATTACACGGAAAAGCTGCTCGTATCAAAGAAATCCGTCGTTAATCATCGTTATCAGACTGAGAAAGAACCCTTGGTATTCAAGGGTTCTTTTTTTGTTCTCTGTTTTTTTATATTAACGATTTCTATTTGGGACATTTTTGATTAATAAAAAGGGGCAAAAAAGGGGCAACAAGTTACAGTTTTTCTATATCTTCTTTCAATTTTTCTTTTACTCCCTTTGTCACATGCAAATAAATCTTTTCAGTGATATCACTATTTTCGTGCCCAACGCGATCCTGAATAGCATACAGAGGAGTTCCTAGTTCCGCTAATTTTGAAATATGGGTATGTCTAAAAATATGTGAACTAAGTTTTTTATCAATCTTCATGTCAGCTTTATGATTTCTCAAATAGGTGTTAATTGCTGTTAGTTGGAAAGGAGTTCCTTTCGTTGTTTGAAATAGAAATTGACCATTCGGATTTAATTCTAGAAGCTCATTGTAAATAGCTATCGCTTTTTTTGGTAAATCAATTTCTCGCATTCCAGCAGCAGTTTTTGTAGAATCAGATTTTTTCATATCAGCTATTGAACGTTCTCTATACATCATCGTCCCATTTATAACTACTGATGCATTATTATTGGTAATGTGTACATCGTCTTTACTTAATGCGATTGCTTCTCCAGGCCTCATTCCAGTCAAATATAGCCACTGGAAAAGGAGAGAATATCTTTTATTGTGTGAAGTTGTGAAATTTACTAGTCTTTTATATTCATCATCTTCTAAAAACTTATCTTTAATTTTTATCGTTTTTGACTCTCGTTTATAATCAATAACTACTTCGTTGATAGGATTTTTTTCTACATAGCCTTTTTTCATAGCGTATGAAAAAAGAAGATTCAATTTGGATTTAATTACACTGACGTACTTATTTGACAAGTCATCTTTATATATCATATCTTCAAAAATATTATTTAAATCTACTGTATTAATACCAGAAACGATGTAAGTCTCAGGTATCTTTTTCTTTATAGTGTTTAAGATATTATTCGTAGGATAATATGTAGACTCCTTAACTTGTCTTTTGTAAATAACTAACCATTCTTCGACAAGCTCATGAAATGTTAGATCAGGCTTCTGAAGTGTTTTTTCGTTTAATTTTATATCAATTTTTTTATTTAACTCTAGCAATGCCACTTTCTGAGTTTCTCGAGATTTATTTTTATAAGTAATGCTCACTTTTTTTCTTTTTCTAGTTTTTGGATCAATATATCGCTCATTATATTTATATACTTTTTTTCCGTTTTTATCAGTTTTGGTTTCAATCCACATTGTTTTCATCTCCTATTTGTTGCTATAATAGGAATGGATAAGTAAGCCAATTATAGCAGGTTTATTTTTCATCACGTCCACAAACTTTGGCGAGGGAGGGGGCGTGTTTTTTTGTTTAGTAGCTACCTTTCCATGAAGTATCTGCGAAGAACACTTCAAATGTTGTTCCATCATTTTTCACTTCAAAATATGCTGTTCCTTGTGCGGATTTACCCGGTTGGATGGTTTCCGAAAAGTAATCTCTACTAGCTAAATCAGATTTAATATCTGATGAATCATAAAATTCTAAATAACTTGAACTTGCATCAAAAGGTGTAGTCCCTGTGTTTTCTACAAGAAAATCTACCTTTGCGTAAAATAGGCCTTCTGGTTTATAGAAATCATCACCGTAATCTTTTGATACAGACTGGACAGTTACGTTAATAGAGTTACCATTTTCAGAAGTAAAAGGAACTGCTTCTCCTATACTATGTGCAACTGATGCCGTCTGGGGTTCTGAAGACGAAGTTGTAGTTGTAGTTGTAGTAGAGCTTGAATCTTTGGATTTTCCATCTTTATCTAAGAAAGTTCGTTGATTATAATATACAACCTGTTCAGTTTTTGGACTAACCCAAATTAACATTGTTTCATCATCAGAATCAGTTGAATAAGTATATTGGAGCATCTCTAATTTTTTTATATCTTTTGCACTATTTCCATGTTCAATTAATTCAGAGTGCTCTTTATAATAATCTCCTTGTGCATCCTTTGAAATAGATACAATTAATTCATCCCGTGTGATAGCATTGTCTAATTCTTTGTAAACAAAATCATTTGTCCATTTACGTAACGGTGAACCAAGTGTCTGATAAACTTGAGTTAAATCATCACCAACTTTTATTTTATGAACGTCTGATGAAGTTAGTTTTTTTGTTTCATATTCAGATGTTGATGAAACAGTATTTTCTTTAGTGCTAGCAGAATTAGGACTAGTGGAGCATCCGCTTAATACCAAGCCTAAAAAAAGCAACCCAAAAACAATTTTTTTCATTTTTAATTCCTCACTTCTATGATATGATTTTTTTGTAGGATCTTAGAAATAAGGTTTTTAGTCCGTGTTGCAGCACGGACTTTTTTTACATTATATAAGAAAGCGATAAGCGCTTTCTGGAAGTCCGTAAAGATTCTTTAATTCCTCAATTCGTTTAGGATATTGATCATTGTCTTCTTTGTATAGAGAAACAATGAGATTAGCAGCAAAGCAATTAGCTTCGCTTTCAGATTTGCTTCTAGATGTTCTTGTTGATACATAGTAACTGGATAAGCCACGATGAAAAATAGCGTGACCTAATTCGTGAGCGCAAATGTAGAATCTTTCCTCAGAGTCTCTCAGTTCATCATTTAAGAAGATTATTGCACGACCTCTAATTTCTTGAAACTGTCCTTTGGGATTCTCGATAAAAGGAACGTATTGAATTTTAATGCCCATCTTTTCACAAATATAAAAAGGATTAGCGGACTGGTATTTCCGCTTCAACTCCTCGACTAAATTAATCGTATCCATCTCCATAAGCTCACATCTTTTTGCCTTTTTCTTTGTCTTCTTTCACAATATCCCAGAAGGTTCCAATAAGGATATCTTTTACGCGTTGGACCTGTTCAGGCGTCAGTGTTTCTCCGCCATAAGACATATTGACATTTGAATCTAGTAATTTATCAAGTTCAACTACTTCATCTTTTGTTGCCCAGTCAGGAACTTGGTTTCTACCGAGTAAATAATCAGTAGTTACATTAAAATAATCTGCTACAAGTTGTAGTCTTTTAGTACTAGGAGTTCTATTTTTCCATTGATAAATCGTGTTTTTAGGTATATTTAATTCTTCTTCCAATTGAGTTATACTTATGCCTCTTTTATGAGCTAATTCCTTTATTCTATCTAGTAAATTCATTTTCGCACCTCACAAGCTACGAAAACACTAATAAAAAAATTAGTTAAAGGTGTTGACAACTAATAAAAGTGTTAGTATACTGTTTTCGTAAGCTAAAATATTAGCTAAAAAGACTTGATAACTAATAAACACTTCACGGTCGGCAAACTCTGAAATGTAAATTACTAGGCATTTCTGTGTCTTATTTAGCTATGTCTATATACTAATAAAAATATTAGTTATTGTCAACGAATATTAGCTAATTTTTTAGCTTACAGATTATTTTTTTAGAAAGGAGCTATTTTTATGTCTGAGAATTTAGACTTAAAAATTCGAGCGGAGATGAGAAAAAGAAGAATGACTTTCAAAGAACTAGCTGCGCTTATCGGTATTTCAGGAGCTTATTTATCAGATATTCTAAACGGCAATCGTGATGGAAAGAAAGCACAACAGCATATCGAAACAGTGAAAAAAATATTGGACATCCGATAGGGGGGTAGGCGATGACAAAACTAAAAAAACAAGATTTTGTAAAAAAATACAATTATTCTCCATCTACTTATCAACGTCGAATGTCGGAACTAAAAAATACAGCAATTTTCTCAGCGGCGTATGAACGGGTCACAGGACAAGAAGTTTGGATCAATACAGAATTATACGATAAATTTTTGTCTTTCAAATCCTATAACAGGTTACGCACAAGAAAGGTAACACCTAAAGAATTTATCGAGAAGCATTTAGTTGATTTATAAAAAACAGAACATTTTGAGAGGTGAAGGTTAATGGGTAAATTCAACAGAGCATTGGTATTCAGCGCACCGCTAATCATCTACGCTTTAGGACTTTGGGGAAGCAGGCAAGCGTTGATAGGAACGATTGTTTACATGGTTTGGATTTTTATGGGGCTTGATGAAGCTGAAGCTGAGTACAGAGCGAAAAAGCCAACCGAGGGGGCTGACTAAAAATGAATAGAAAAGAGAAACTAGAATGTATATTACTATTACTCAGTTTAATTCTTTCACTAATTTCTCTATTGGGAAGTTTGTATTTTTGATATCAACAATTTTGTGGATTTGGGTTCTATTTAGAGTAAATATCATTTTTGTTTGGTGATTAAGGAGTTTATTAAAATTAATTTTCCCTACTTCAAATGCAAGGTAACAAGATATAGCACTTTTAGGAGGAATATTTAGCGGTACAGCTTCAGAGTATATTCTATTATCATCGACTGATCCTCCTTTAGCAATTAATTTCTTAAATGGAGTAGCTGACCATCTGCGGTTTAAGTTAGCGGATGAAAGTTCTAAATTAACTAACATAGCTGGTTCTGTTGAATAGTTAGAAATGATTACTTTTGTATAAATCATATCTGCAGCGAAGTAAGAAGCATTAAGTTCAACTTCTAGTTGAGGGCGCATTCCTTTTATTTTTATCCCTGTTAAAAACGTACTCAATATAAAACTTATTATTGACATCCATTGAAAAATTGTTAAGTGAAAAAAATTCAAAATAAACACCACCAGTTTTTAACTAAATTATACCAAAAAGGAGAGAAGAAATAATGCAAGAATTAGTAATTTTGAAAAATAAAGAAGCTGTGACTACGAGCTTACAAGTGGCAGAAAGCTTCGAGAAAAAACATCAACATGTTTTAAGAGATATTGATGCACTAAAAAAAGATGTGTCCAATTTTGGACAGATGTTTGTAGAAGGTAATGAACCAGATTCATATGGCAGAAATCGACGAGTTTTCTTCATTAGTAGAGATGGATTTTTCTTGCTGGCTATGGGGTTTACAGGAAAGAAAGCTATCTACTTCAAACAAAAATACATTGAAGCATTCAACGAAATGGAAGATGTTATTCGCAAGAATACTGTTCCTCAAACAATTGAAGATATGATGATCTATCAATTAGAAGAAATGAAAGATGTTAAAAAAGATGTTTCCATGCTTAAAGATACTATGCGAATTAGCGGACAACAAGAGTTTGAAATTAAGCAAAAAGGAAATATGAAAGTTATGGGAGTTCTAGGGGGAAAAGAAAGCCGAGCTTATGAAGAAATCAGCAAAAAAGTATTCTCAAAATTTTGGTCTGAATTTAAACGTACCTTTTCAATCCCAAGATATGGCGAGTTACCTCGTAAGAGATTCGATGATGCTGTTTCATTTATTGAAATGTGGTTGCCAGAAACTGCGATCCGTATGGAAATTGATCAACTGAACAGACAACAGAGACTTTTTGGTGATGACAATGAATAGAGCTGAAGCGCTAAGAATAGGGACGGCAATTGCTAATTGCTGGTGGAAATACTATAAACCAATCATCCTAAGCCAACAACATATTGACAAGCAAAAAGCATGGCAACAAATAAAAAAGTGACTCCGCCGGCAAGCAAAGAGTCACAAAGAAAACACATCATAAGGAGATTTTAGCATATGGAAAAAGAACTTTCCACTCTAGATCAATATTTGATTGATCCTGATTGGGGCAAGCCGAAAATTGAGGAAACAAGTGGTCGAAAAATCAGACGAAATCTTTTGACGAATGAAGAACTAGCTTGGGATCAAGATGATTTAGGCAACCATGTAACTATTTGGGATCATGTTTATCTTATCCATCTATCGAAGCATTCGAATAAACCTGAATATATTTACGTCATCGAAGATGGCTTGATTGATGCGCTAGAAGAGTACGACAGAGATAACTTGATTGATATCTCTTATTACGGACCAGGTAAGAAATACATTGCTGAAATGGAGGCAGAATTTGATGAGTGAAATCAAAGGGACAACGAACTTTGAAAAACTTTTTAGTCGTAAGTTAAATAAAATTCTCAAGAAAAAAGGAAATTTTGATTATTTATCTTGGGCTCACGCGTGGGAGATTATGAAAAAGAATGATCCACAGGCAACGGTAACTATTAATGAGTACAAACACTACAGGGTTGTTTCTGGAACTCATCAAGACTTTCTTGTTGAGGAATATAAACCTTTTCTTATGGATGAAACTGGGACTTATGTATCTGTCTCAGTAACGGTTAAAGGACACACGGAAACCGAATTATTTCCTGTTTTAGATTATCGAAACCAACCAGTTGTTAAACCAAATGCAATGCAAATCAATAACTCATTGAAGCGATGCTTTGTGAAAGCATTGGCTCTACACGGACTGGGATTATATGTATTTCAAGGGGAAGATATTCCAACACCACCTAGAATCGATACAAAGAAATTAAACATGCTAGAGACGATTCTAGAAGCTTTCAATGAGCAGATGGGTAAAGATATGACCAAAACCTTAATCGAATATGTTAATGAGCAGACAGATAAATTAGGGCTCTTAGCTGATAACGTTGAAACTATTGAACAGTTAAGCTATGAGCAATGTGCCTTGATGGAGCGAGCAATAGCAGCTAAGAGAAAAGAATTAGATAAGAAGTGATATGAGTGTTTAAACCATTAATCGATTCATATTCAGCGGTTCTGAAAAAGTTCAAAGGAAAAGACATAAGCGCAACCATCAATGAGGAAGTGAACATTGATCGACTAAAGACGATGTATGACGGCTACGATGGTGATCGAGTCATTGAAATTCGTTTTATTGATCCTAGACGTTTCACCGTACAGCAACGAAACTTCATCTATGCGCTGATAGGCGATATTTTTATCGATACAGGCATGCCAACGGACTTCTGGAAGGAATTCTTCTACTTCCGTTTTGAAGGTGTCACAGGGCGCAAAATAAGCCTCAAAGATGAATCGAATACGACTGTGAGTGATGCTAATGTCTTAGCAAATATCATCTTAGATTTCATCTTTGAACATCATATTCCTTTCAAAGAAGGCTATGAGATTTTACCAGCGAATCAAGAATATTACTTCTACAAATGCATTACAAAAAGAGTTTGTTGCATCTGTGGCAAAACAGGAGCTGACATCGATCACTTTGACAAAGCGCTAGGAAGACGAAAGCGAAAAGAAGTTGATCATTCAGAGTACACATTTGCAGCACTCTGCAGAATCCATCACACGGAGAAGCACAAAATAGGTGTGATCAATTTTAAAAATAAATATCAAATCAAAGGAATCAAGTTAAGTCATGAAACGATTAAAAAGTTAAGGATAGGAGGATAAATTTGGCTGAGATAAGTTGGATCAAACTTAAAACTACTATGTTTGACGATGAAAAAATACGGTTAATCCAAGCTGTTCCTGAGTCGGATGCCATCATCGTTATATGGATTCGATTACTAGTTTTAGCAGGAAAGACTAACGACGATGGTCTGATATATATCCAGAGGAACATGCCTTATACCGAAGAAATGCTTGCTACATTGTTTGGCAAAAACGTAAATACGGTTCGCTTAGCGCTAACTACATTGGCAAATTTCAACATGATTGATCTAAGCAGTGATGGACTAATTGCCATCAGTAATTGGGAAAAACATCAAAATATCGAGGGTATGGATAAAGTAAGGCTAAAAAATGCTGAAAGAAACCGTAAATACAGGGAAAGAAAGAGACAGGAACGTCTCAAATTGGAAAATGACGTTAGCGTGACGTCACGTGACGGTACAGATAAAGATATAGAAGAAGATAAAGATATAGATAAAGAAGAAAAGAAAGGTAAGTATTCTGACGAACACTTACGCCTTGCTAAAAAAATGCAAAGGAATTTAACTGAAGATTTTCCAAAAGAAATGAACAAAGTAGATATCGAAAAATGGGCAGACACAATCAGGTTGATGGAAGAAAGAGATAAAGCATCTATAGAAGCGATTGAGTATGTGATCAATTGGCTACCTACAAATGAATTTTGGTTTGGAAATATTAGAAGTGCTAAGAAATTGAGAGAAAAATTTGAGAAGCTCAAATTCGAAATCAAAGCAGACAAGAAGAATCATAAAAAGCAAAGTCAAAAACTACAGTACAGCAATCCTAGTGAATATGACGACTTGCCAATTTAAAAGGAGATGCATCACATGGAAAGCCTAGCAAATGCTATGGAGAAGCTAATAAGAAGAGTATTAGTGCAAAGCGGAAAATGTCCAGAATGTAGCGAACCTTTGTATAGTTGGCGAGCTAAAAATAAGGATGGTTCAGAACGTTGTAAACCAACATGTATGAGTTGTGGTTATAAAGCGTTACGTGTGAAAGAGGATATACAGACCGAACGGATATATAACGACAGCTTAAAAGCACGAGCATTGAGTTTTTTTCAAAATGGTTCGGTATTAACAGATAAAACTTTGTTTAAATGCAAAATGGAGAATTATCACGTAGTGGACCAAGAAACGAAAATTGCTTTAGAAAGAGCTAAAAGCTATGTAAATGATGTCCTACTGAACCATCCTGCACATTTCATTCTATCAGGGAAATCAGGAAGCGGAAAAAGCCACTTATCAATGGCGACAGCTTGGGAAATACTTGAGCGCTCAAATTATGACAAGAAAATACTTTTTATAAGCTATCAAGAGTTATTAGAGCAAATAAAGTTTTCTTATAACAATGCTGAACTGAGAAAAGAAATTGAAGGATCGCTTATAGCCGATATCAAAACAACTGATTTGGTGGTTTTTGACGATATTGGAGCTGAATTAGGTAGCGGGGTATCAAATAGTAGGCAATTTACAAACAACACGTTAAACACGCTCTTAGAAGCCAGACAGAACAAGGCAACGATCATCACAACAAACTTATCTGGTCCTGAACTAAGAGAAGCCTACGGTGAAAGAATTGTTTCTAGGATATTTAAGAATTCAGAAGGTTATGCGCTGAAATTCCAACAAACAGCAGACAAGCGCATAAAACCAGTGAAAGGTAGTATCGCATGAATAAATACCGTAATAAAAAAACTGTTCATCGAGGTATCAAGTTTGATTCTATCGCAGAAGCAGAGTATTACGATCTAGCCTTGTGGCAAGCTGAAGCGAACGGCTGGAAAGTAAAACTTCAGGAAAGATTTGAGCTGATGCCGAAATTTGAACTAGACGGAAAGAAGTATCGCAAGATCGAGTATATTCCCGACTTCACATTTTATAAAAACGGCAAACTAGTCAAAGTCGTAGATGTTAAAGGGATGCAGACAAAAGATTTCAAAATCAAAGCGAAACTCTTCTGCAGTCAATATCGAGTACCACTGATCTTAGCGAAGAAATATCGGAATACGTTCAAGGAAGAACGGTTTTAACGAGGTGATCCATCATGACAACAGAAGAAGTGATTCAAATGCGTATTCGAAGCCTTCAGCGTGAGATTGACGATCTGTAACGGACAAAGGCAGTGATGGTCAATGAAACGGCGAGGAAGGCAATCGATTTGCACATAGAAAATTTAAGAAGGAAAATCCATCGATTGGAGGAATGAGCGTGGATAAGAAAGCAGCAATGAAACGAATCATCGAACTGACACATTCTGAGAATTGGCAAGAAGACAAAGAAATAGTTGCAGAAGTCCAAAAGCTCGGTAAATCAATGTGGGCTGAAAAGCCTAAACGGAAAACGCCGAGAAAAATTGCAATCTGGCATGGTGATCGAATTCTAGTAACAGGTACTGCTGAACAGTTATCTGAAATTACTGGATTAAGCAAAAACATTATCTGGGATAGAGCTAGGAGCTTATGGATTGATTCAAAAGGACGACAGTTTAGGTATGTGGAGGAGAAATAATGAACGAACTAATCACAAAAGTAGAGCAGTGGGCTAAAGACAAGGGACTGGATCAAGCGGATCCAAAAGCACAATTTTTGAAAGTAGCTGAGGAATTCGGAGAAATTGCATCGGCAATGGCAAGAAGTAATGATGAGCTATTTAAAGATAGCGTAGGAGACGTTATCGTCACGCTGATTATTCTTTCCATGCAAAAAGGGGCAAACATACAAGAGTGTTTAGAAATGGCGTATAACGAAATCAAAGGACGCACAGGAAAAATGGTAGATGGTGTATTCGTGAAGTCGAGTGATTTGGAGGACAGCGAATGATGATGCCAAAAGAAATCTATTCAGATGCATTAAGAGGTGCTAGAAATCAATTGAAAATGGCAAAAAGAGCATACGAAATTCGGCCCACAATCGAAAATGAACGCAGAGTAAAAGCAATTCGCCGTAGATGTTCAATTTACGGCGAGTTACAGAAGGAGGACAGCAAATGATACCGAGATTTCGAGCTTGGGATAAACGAAAGAACGTAATGAGAGATGTAGCCGTCTTGCATTTTACTAAAAACGGCAAAACAAACTTTATTGAATATTGGATAAATCCTACCGAATTGAAATCATATCACGTGCGAAACATCGAGCTCATGCAATCAACAGGGCTGAAAGATAAGAATGGCATTGAGATTTTCGAGTGGGATATTGTATCAGTCAGCGTGCGAAATGGATTCGATTATTTAGATAATAAAGTTTGTGTTGTCAAAAATTCAATAGGACATTCGGGATTAGTGTGTGCCACTGTTGATGAAGATTTAGAGTATCAAATTTTTAACACAGAGCTGTTTGAAGAATACACGTATGAAGTCATCGGAAATATTTGGGAGAATAGCGAGTTATTGGAGGAACAGTGATGAATAAACAGGAATTGATTGATGAATTAGCTAAATATGTAAAGCGTTATGAGAACGTTATGGATGAGCATGGCCAAGGAAGGTACGGCGCTTATGAAGTATCTTTAAAGTTGGTGAAAAGACTAAATGAATCAAAAATTACGGACGAACAAGCTTGGAATAAGGTAGCTGAGGCTTATCCTGAATCGGCACAAAGCTTGAGAAACACTTTAGATAATGCTGTATTTGGTAAGACTGGTGAACCGCAGAAGCACGTTATGCCGAAGTTTGTGGCGGAGTGGATAGAATACGCTAAAAAGAAAGGTGATAGTCTAGCTATTTCATTCAAGCCGTGGAACCTCTATGGTGTTGAGTATAGCAAGGCTGATAGATGGATTGGAGATAATCAAGAAACGTTTGCTCGTGCTTGGCTAGACGGCTACGAGGTCGAGAAAGAGCCGTTGTATTATGTCCCGCTACCATATGAAGTTTGGGATGAAGAGGCAGCGGAGCTTAAAACAGAGTATTTGTATCTACATTATGAGATCACAAGTGATGAAACTAGAATATTTCCTACAAAAGAACCTAGAAAAGGTTTTGTCGCAAAATTAGATGAACTTACGATTAAATCAGCAGATGAAAACTACTGGCCGTTTGCTGTACCAGTGGAAGAGGTGGTAGAAGGATGAAAAAATTGCACCAACTCATATCTGAGAAAGAAAGCGAACTCCAAAATTTAGAAGATAGTTTGGGATTGGGGTTTCCAATTGTTGAGCAAGTTAAAATGGTTCAAATCAGTCATCTACAACTTGAATTGGAAGATTTAAGACAAATAGAAGATCCGTATCAACTCAACGATAACCAGCAAATCGTGTTGGAGTGGTTGAAACTAACTGCGTCAACAGGAAAGCCAATGCAAGTTGTATTTTGGATGATGAATAATGCAGCATGGGGGCATTTAGACGAATTGAGGGATCCTTTGATGGAATTAACTGACAAACAGCAATTCGAAGTCCTAACAGCATTCGCTCAATGGGGATTAGAACAGGAGGAAAAAGAATGAAACTAAAAGACGGATTTTACGCTAGTAGCCACGGTATCGGCGGTTTAATGCTAGACATGCCGACAAAGAACCCTAAAACACGTAAGAAGCCAAAAGTCAAAGTCGGTGACATGGTTCGCTGTGAAGCAGAAGGATTCATCTATCCATTTCGTGGATATGTAGAACACGTCTATAATCACTCAGCGATCATTCGCATTGAAAACACGATGGAATGCGACAAGTTATTAGCGAAAAGCAAAGATAATTTAGCAGTGGTGAGATTGGTGGATATGGAGGTTATAAACAATGAAATTTAAAATCTTTGAAGAGGACACTCGCTATAAATTAGAAAAAAAATTAAATGAATTTGCAAAGAATAATGAAATTCAGCATATATCTTTAACGGCTTCTAAGTCAGGTTATACAACTTACTATGCAGCTGTTGTGAGCTACGTAATTCAATAAAAGGAACTCGGCAAATAAAAAAGCCGGATCACTCCGACTGATGTAATAAATCCGACAAGTTTATTATATCACATAAAGGAGCGGTTTGACTTGATGCAATTGTTACGAGAGGTAGATTTCAAACAGACAAGATGTAATGCGAGAGATGTGCTGAAGAACTTTCGGCGCTTGGAGCGGATGGCAGGTCGCTCTTTGATAGATATTAAGTCGCCGATTATTACGGATATGCCGAAGGCACCGAAGCACGGCAATAAGGCAGAAGACGCGATCATTCAGATGATGGATATAGAAGCGGAGAGAGACGCGATTTTAGCGGCTTTGATGGCGCTTAGTCTGATTAGCCGTCAGATACTCTACTACAGCTTCTGTGACGTAAACAAGCACTCTAATTATGAAATAGGGCAATTGATACGAGGATACGGAGAGAAGAACGTAGAGAAGCTGAAATCCATCGCATTGATCGAATTTGCTGAAGCATACAAAAAAGGCGTGTTAGTTCAGTATCGTTAATTTTGTAGGGTTTTTGTAGGGATAGTGTAGGGTTTTTGATCGGTTTAACGTGATATTATGGTAGTGTCGAAAGATTAGTGATAGGTCTGAGACAAAATAATAATAAAAGGGAGGAAATCTCCCTCATCGTTTAATTAAGCTTCGATAGACAGCAGCGGAAATATTAAGAATAAGGATGTGAATTTAAACTCCTTCTAAATTGTTCTTATTATCTATCATCCGTTGCTGTCTATTAATTTATGTATTGGAGGGTAAGAATATGAAATTATCGATTGAAGGTACTTCAGGAGAAATAAAAGAGTTGCTCCAAGCTAATCAAGGTAGCGAGGAGCATGGCTTTTTGATTATTGATTATCAGAAGATTGGTTCTCATTTGAATGAAGCCATTCATGATATTCACGTAAATAATGAAGTGTGATTTGCATACTCATTGTTACGGAATATGTTGCTAAATCTTTAATGGGAATCGCGTTACTATTTTCTGTAAAAGACTTTGTAAGACTATTTGCTAAATCTTCATAATATTTTTTGTCGAATTGATTTACAAATTCATCGAATGATTTTTCCATGAGGAATACCTTCTTATAAATTATTTCAGCGGACCACTCGCTGATAACTAAAATTATACGCTTAGTATTTATTTTCACAATATTAATTTGTCACTGTGGCGGAAAGGTAACGCTAATAACTTAAATCAGTGGTAATGAGCACCTGAGCTTAGTTTATGCAGCTAGGCAAGAGACCGTCGAGGGTAAAGGGCAAGAGGCATCTTGAATAAGTCCCCTAAAGATAGACAATTCTTGAGGTGAGAACTTTTATGATGGAGAGTCTGTAAAATATCGGAAAATGGTGTTGCAAGGTTCGATTCCTTGCCGGTGACTTAAGGAACCTACGGAAACAATCAATCTTATCGGATGCCGATTGGTTGGCTGACTAGTCGGGATGCCACTAGCAGTTAAAAGGCATAAAATACTAGCGCAGACGTGTGCCACTCTCAGGTGTAGGTTAGGAGAGAAACATTTAGTTGGGGTTATTAGGAATACGATAACCTGCTTGCGACAAAGCTTTGTACTGTCGCGTTGGTCATGAACAGAGACGGTATTCTGTTTCAGTATTCGTTAGCAACCGAGGGTTGGAAATGGGCGCTCAAAGTACACGAGCAAGGCGAGGTCGATAGTAATCGATGGAATCGGTGTAGGTTGCTATTACATATTAGATCACTCTTTGAGTGGTCTTTTTATTTTACATGAGGAGTGGCGCGAGAATGGATTCATTAGATTTTTTACAAAACAATGTAGTGAAAGAGTTGAAAGAAAAAGGATTCGAATTAGAAGATATTCAAAAGATGACTGTTGAGGATATAGCCAACAATTTATACTATCCTAAGTTCCGCCTTGAAGTAGACAGTCAGTACGGTGAATCTGTACTTTATGCAAGCGAGAAAGTTGTGAGCGAAAAGGATTCATTTATGTACACTTTGCCTAACGGTACTCTGATTATTACTAAACCTGCACTATCAAAATACATCGAGCGATTTGTTGTAGAGTCTCGTAAGCAACACAGCGAATTTGGGAAACCCTTTTATATAAAAAAACGCAACGAACCTTGGGATCAAGACGAAGAATGTCTTGAGTATGAACGAAGCATATTGAAGAAGCGTGATGAAAAACCGGGACCTCCAATAAGAAAGGACTAACACCATGAGAAACTACTGGTATGTATCACTAACGAATAGGTATCCACAACCAAACGCAGATGATCCAATTAGAGTTGTCCAATCAGTCCAAATTAAAAAGAAGTATTCCATTGTTGAAATGACAAGAGAAGCTACACCGAAAGAGATCGATAAGTACAATCTTCGTTACTGCGGCCATGGATATTGGAAAGACGAATATATTCAACAAAACATTGAGAGGTACATCAAATGAATGATAACTATGATTACATCAAGTTGATTGAGAAGATAAGAGCAGAGAAAGATATGGATGAACTAGCTACCTTATTCATGAACATCATTAGCTTGGTGGGGTTAAAGATGGATGAAGTAGCAGCACTAAATTATTTCATCGCTGAGCAAACAATTAGAGCAGAGCACAATGCTAAGTTCTTGAAAGATAGACTAGATCTAGATGTAAAAGGATTAGGCGTTGAAGGGATATTCAAAGTGCAAGAAGCCTTAGTGAATGTTTATGTCGAAAAGATGCAATAGCATTGACAAGTAATTATTGGATGTTTTCAGGAGGGAAACTATGAAATTAAAAGATTATATTAGGGAAGGGTATAACATTGTAACTACACCAAATCTAGCTTATAAAATCCAAGAAGATTATCCCGATGCTTTAGTGTTTACTGATAGAGCTTTAGATGCCATTCCTATAGGGAAGTTATTAGTTGATCGTTATTATAGCAATAATCCAGCTGTTCTTAGTGCTAAGCCACTTCAAAACGCTTATGCTATTGAACGCTTTACTTGCGAGTTTACTGGATATGAGACGGTAGTACCAATGACAGGTGAGACAGGAAGAAAAGTAATTCAACAGATCAAAAAGAGGATTGCTGAATTGACGTTAGATGATGGAAGTAATACGAACCTTCTAGAAATCAAACTAAGAGATACTGACTCAGTACCAGAAGTTTATTATAAAGGTCAACGAATGGATGAGATGCCGATAGGTCTTGTCGATATTACTTATCATTGGGATACGGAAGAATATGAATGCCAAGTACCAAAAGGAGCTAACGACATCACTATTGAATATTATGATTCACATAATAACAAGTACTTAGATAGAAAAATCATTGGGCACAAGAGAGATATGTAAATGATTGATGTTTCAAGTAAACAAGCAAGAGCTAGGTTCTATGGATCAACTGAGTGGAGGAAACTTAGAAGTCAATGCTTAGAGCGAGATCATTATGAGTGCCAATGGTGTAAAGCAGAGGGTAGACTAACAACTCAACATGATTCAATTCTTGAAGTGGATCATATAAAGGAGCTGGAGTATCATCCGGATTTAGCTCTAGATATAAACAACCTAAGAACCTTATGCAAAGATTGCCATAACAAAAGGCACAACCGTATGAAATATCGTGGCCAACAAAAGAAAAGAAAGTGGGATGATGAATGGTGGTAAGAAAAACAGCAAACAGAGATGATGTCAAACGAGCAGAAGCAATCGCTATGGTTGATAAGGCTATTGATAAGTTGGTTCTATTTAAGAGTCAGCTCATTGAAGGAACAACAACTGTAGAGGATATATCTATCAACAATAGACTAATAGGTAACGCTAATGAAGTAACAGGGACATTTAATATTAATGTAGACATTGATTATACCTTGAGTCCATTTGCACATATTGTAGAAAGCAACGAGCAAGACGGCTGATAAATCAGTATAAAGCGAAGATATATAGAGTGAAATACCCCCGGTCAAAAGATTTTGAGAAGAAATAAAATTTTTGGGAACCGGTGGATGGGGTCAACTCTGCAAATAAATGATGCTATTTTCACACGACCCCCTCCCCACGTAGAAAGGAAGTGAGTTGATGGCTGATCTGCAAGAGAGAAATAGGCTTGTTTCTGCTGAAGAAAGGCGTCTAAATAAATTGTTTAAGGATATTGATAAGGATAAAAAGAAGGTCGTTTCTGGTTTGATTACGCAAGCGGCACGCTTAAAAATTCTTCTTGATGAAATGTGGATTGATATTTCCGAAAAAGGTGATTATGAGCTTTTCTCTCAGTCAGAAAATCAAAAACCTTACGAGCGGGAACGACCAGTTGCTAAACAGTATAATTCGAGAGACCAAGCATATCAACGTGTAATTAAGCAACTTACTGACTATTTGCCAGAAGAAAAGCGCGAACCTACAAAAAATGCAGCGCTAGATGGTAGTGATTTGCTGTGACAACATTAAAGCCATTCTATTTTGATGAATACGTAGATTTATACGAAAAAGGGGTAATCCCTTTTAATAAAGAAAGAATTCAGTTAATTACTTATTTAAAAAACGAAGTGCTAGTTCGGGATGATATCTATTTTGATGAAGAAATGATTCAAAAGTTTATCAAGTACACTGAAAAAAATTTTTTTCCTTTAGCTAAATATCAAAAATTTATCACACCTTTCATTTTCTGCTATCAAAAAGAGGACGACGAGGTGTTTTTTGATGAAATTCTAAATAGTATTGCGCGAGGCGGCGGGAAAAATGGGTTCATGTCAGCAAGAGACTCATTTTTTATTAGCCCTCTCTACGGTGTCAGAAATTATGATGTAACGATTACAGCGAATTCTGAGAAGCAGGGAAAGGTATCTTTTAAAGAAGTTTATGAAATGGTACAAATGCGCAAACTGGAAAAACAATTTTATTTGACTAAGATGGCTATAGTCAACAATGTAACTAATTCGATTTTTAGTTATAGGACAAACAATCCTAAGACTATGGATAGTGCAAGAGATGGCTGCTTAGAATTTGATGAAATCCATCAGTTTGAATCTTCAGACCTAGTTGATATTCAGCGTAGTGGGCTAGGGAAAATAAAACATCCTCGAACTTTTTATAATGGTACAAATGGTCATGTTAGAGAAGGTTTTTATGACAAAATGTTGGAACGAGCACAAAAGATTTTTAGTGGAGAGAACAAGAATGATCGCTTGTTTCCCTTTATTTGTAAACTGGATAACATTGATGAAATGGATAATCCTAAAATGTGGTCAAAGGCTAATCCAATGTTCGAAGAAGATTCAGCATATTCAAAACGTCTGTTTTCTACAGTGATGAAAGAATATAAAAAACTAGAAGATGAGCCATCAGGTAGGCGTGAATTTGTTGTTAAACGAATGAATTTTACAGAAGGTGATGCAGAATCAGATATTACGACTCATGAAAAATTAATGGCTACTAAACAAGAATTGCCAAATTTGAATGGTCGTTCTTGTGTGGCTGGATTTGATTATGCAAGTATTCGTGATTTTGCAACAGTGGGTTTGCTTTTTAAAATTGATGATAAATTTATCTGGCAGCAACATAGTTTTGCTAGGAAAAAGTTTCTAGATACATTCAAACTGAAAGCGCCTATTAAGGATTGGGAGAAAAAAGGTTTAGTGACAATCGTTGATGAGCCATCAATTGATCCTCGTCATTTAATTGATTGGTTAAATGAAAAAAGAAAAATCCATCAAATAGAAATCGTTTGTGCCGACGGATTTCGTATGGATTTGCTGAAACCTCTTCTAGAGAAAGAATCATATAATTTTGAGTTTATCAGAAATATAAGAGGTGTGCAGTCAAAAGTTGCTCCTATTATTGAAGATGGTTTTGCAAATGAACGGTTTATTTTTGGTGATGATCCTATGATGCGTTGGTATACAAATAATTCGTTTATCAAAGAAGACAAATTAGGGAATAAAACATTTTTGAAAAAAGAGCCAGTAAGGCGTAAAACAGATGGGTTTCATGCTTTTTTGGCAGCTTTATATAAACGAGAAGAAATAACTGATATGGATTATGAGGAAGCATTTGATATGTTGGATGAGATTGAATTTTAAGGTATACTCCTTATTGAAAGGGGTAGTTATAGAAGTGAAAAAGAGATATTTTCTATTTGTTACAATATTTATAATAATAGCAATTTGTGTTTTGACAGTATTTTTACCACAAATTACTGAGTATTTAAATTATCGGATATTTACCACAAAAGTAGATGATAGCGTTACTAGTTTAAGTAGGCTAGAATTTATAAAAATATGTGCATCTGTGTTTGGTCCTATTTTGACTGTAATGGTATTTGTGAATACTTTAAATATGCAGAAAAAAACAGAGCAAAAGCAAAATGAGCTTGAAGTAAAGCAAGCTAAGGCTGAGAACGAGAGAGCAAAAAAAGAGCTGTTAACACAGATAGATCGTGAGTTCTATTTTTTATTAAATATGTTTATTGAAATACAAAAAGATCAAAATGCCAAACAAGCTGTTATTGCTTTACAGAAGTTGGCAATTTTTAACGAAAAGGGTTTTAATCAAGACTATGCATTTACTTCTAAAGATTTATCAGATAGTGAAATTGGGAGTACAATTGAACAATCAGGACCGCTGAAGGGCACAGTTGAATATATAAAATTTGAAACATTTGATGTAAGCAAGTCGATGGGGAATTATCAAACAAAAACAAAAGACGTTGCTACAAGTTTACACGATCAGAAAGTAGCTATATTGAATGAACAATATGAAAAGATGCAAATATATCTTGGACGGTACTTCAAAATGTTTCACCGAATAGTTAAAACATTAAATGAGTATTATGACGATTATAATGATTTTGATGTGAAGAGGTATACAAAATATATAGGGACATTAAGAACACAAATTTCTCCAGCTGAATTCCAAGTGATTTTATTCAATTCTCTATATATAAAACGAGGTTTTGGCTTAGGAATTCAACTTATTGGAAGTGGTTTTTTTGGAGATGATTTTGATTTTGAAACTAATCAACATTTTGAAACAAGTATCAATGAACAGTGGTTTCTATCACTATCAACTGTTGACAGTGATAACTCTATAAAGCGACAAAAATTATCTGAATATATTAAAGAATTAGGATCCGTAGAATATAAAAAAATAGCTAATTTTGAAAGTTTATATAAACTCTTTAATGAAACTAAGCTCTAGAAATAGGGCTTTTTTATTTTTCTTTGAAAGGTGGTGAAAACATGTGAGCTTATTTGATATCTTTAAGCAGTCAATAAGAAATGAAGAGCCTTCTGAGTGGATACCGGATTTTGTATATGGAGAGGAAGTATCTGCTCGGGCATACCTCAAAATTATGGCAAAAAATACTGTTTTAGATTTTGTTGCAAGAACTATGTCAACGTTAGAAGTTAAGTTTAAAAATAAAGATGGGACATCAGACTGGGATTATATTCTAAATGTTCGACCTAATTCTGATATGTCAGCAGCTACATTTTGGCAAAAATTTTTTTATCGGCTCTTAGATGACAACGAAGTGTTAGTAATATTTACAGATGATAATCAATTGCTGATTGCTGATGATTTTAGTCGAACGGAGTATGCCGTGTATGATGATGTTTTTACAAATGTGATGGTAAAAAATTTTGTCTTTGAACGTTCATGGAACATGTCTGACGTCATTTATATGGAATATAATAACGAAGAATTAGAAAGGTTTACACGAGGTTTATTTGAAGATTACGCCGCGTTGTTCGGACGGATTCTAGAAGTTGCAATGCGTAACAACCAAATTCGTGGGTCTGTATCCATTGATTCAACGGGAACGGCGAATGATGAAAAAGGAAAAGATGGTAAGACTAGATCTCAAAGATTACAAGAATATATTGATAGGATTTGGAACTCTTTTAAAACTAACTCAGTTGCAATTGTTCCCAAAGTGAAAGGCTTTGAGTATGAGGAATACACCAATAAACAAGGCGTATCGAATCAATCGCTAGATGAACTGAATAAGATGAAGTCGTCTTTAATTGATGATGTTGCCAACGCCATAGGAGTACCTACGGCGCTTATTTATGGTGAAAAAGCTGAACTGGATTCAAATATTAAAGCTTTTCGTAAATTGTGTATTGCTCCACTAGTTAAAAAACTTCAAGACGAATTGGTGGCAAAAATAATTAGTCGTCAAGAGTACAAAAACGGGGAACGTATAGAAGTTAAAAAAGTTCTCCAAAAAGATCTATTAGAGTATGCTACTCAAATTGATAAAATAACATCTGGTGGTGCGTTTTATATTGACGAAGTTCGTGATGAAGTTGATTATGATGAGTTGCCAAATAATGAAGGAAAAATTCGTATTCGTACGAAAAACTATGAAGAAACTGTGAAGGGAGGTGAGAACGACAATGCCGAAAGCTAAAAAAGTACCATTTCAGTTTACTAACGAAATTCAGAATGGTAAGCACATTCTCACCTTGAGTGGAAATGTACAGAAAAAATATTGGCGTGATGATGATGTCATAAACGCTAAAGATATTCGTGACTCTCTAGATACTGTAACCGATGATATTGTAATCAAGTTGAACAGCCCAGGCGGTGATGTGTTTGAAGGGATTGAGATTTACAATTATTTAAAAGATCACCCATCAAATATTACTGTAGAAGTTACAGGGCTTGCCGCAAGCGCAGCAACGTTTATTGTCGCTGGTGCCAATGATGTGATTATGAATGTTGGGACTTCTTTGATGATTCATGAAGCTTCTACATTTGCTTGGGGGAATAAACAGGACATCCAAAAAACGTTAAACGCATTGGAAACGATCGATGATTCTATCTTAGCTATTTATTCAGATAAGACTGGCCAATCTGTTGATAAGTTGCGTGAATGGATGAATGAAGAAAAATGGTTTACAGCAGATGAAGCTGTCAAATATGGATTTGCCAATTCTGTGAAGCGTGAAGAACCACAAAATGAACCTCAAAATATTGCAGCGATGATTCAAGATGCTGTTGCCGTTGCAATAGCGAATTTAAAGGAACCTGTTACTAATAAAATCGAACAAGAATCAAAACAAAAATCATTAATCGCACGATTGCGAAAAGGAGAATAAAGATATGTTAAAAATTACAGATAAAACTGCAGATGCAAAAAAGGCATTTAATGCTATTTCTTCGAAAGAAGATGCAACACCCGAACAAATTAATGCTGCTCTAGAAGAATATGTAACCGCCATTGCAGAAGATGCCGGCAAACAGGTGCGTGCTGAATATGAAGAATTGAAAAATGTGACGGACAACCGTGTATTAGAGGCTCGTGGAATTCCTACACTAACAGCAGAAGAAACAAAGTTTTATAATGAAGCCGTAAAATCTGGAGGTTTCGATTCTGACGTAGTTTGGCCAGAAACGATTTTGGAACGTGTTTTTGAAAATCTTCAAAACGATCATCCTATTTTAGGCCTCATTAACTTTACACCAACTGTAGGTCGTGTCAAAGTAATTAGAGCACGTCGTAAAGGTGTTGCTGTTTTTGGACCATTGCATAAAGACCTTGAAGGCCAACTAGATGCTGAATTTGGTGCAACTGAATTTGTTCAACTTGCGTTGACCGCATTTTTCTTAATTTCTAATGATACCTTAGATTTAGGACCACGATGGATTGACCGTTTTATCAATCTTTCTTTAAGTGAAGCAGTACGTGATGTTTGGGCTAAAAAAATTATTACAGGTTCTGGTAAAGATGAGCCAATTGGATTGCTTAAAGATCTAGATGGTGCGGTCACAAGTGGTGTATATCCAGATAAAGCTAGCGCAGGGACATTAACTTTTGCGAAAGAGAAGATTGTTCTTGAACTTGCAGGGGTGATGAAAAAATTATCTAAATACACATACAAAGTAGATGGTGACGATGAAGGTGAAGTGAAATACCGTTCTGTTGCTGGACGAGTGTATCTAATTGTTAATCCTGTTGATTACTGGGATATCGTAGCTAGAGTTACATTTGCAAATTTAAACAATGTGTATGGGACTACGATGCCATTTATCGCTGTTGATCATATCATCGAATCTGTAGACGTACCAGAAAGTAAATGTATTGCATACGTTGATAAAGAGTATGAAGCTACTCAATCAAGAGCTGAAAAAGTCTATGTATATAAAGAAACTTTTGCAATGAAACGCGCAACTTTGTATGCTGTCGACATGCTTGGTAATGGCTATCCAACAAATAATGATGCAGCACAAGTATATGACTTGGACTTTACAGCGGGGGAGTAATGTCCCCTGCAATTGGTGAGATAACACCGACGACTGATGGGGCAGTCATTAATCTTTCGTAAATGGGGTTAGAGTATGAACACTGAAGAATTTATAAAAGAATATAAGGCCCGATTTCGTATTTTCCATACTTCCGAAGATGAGGATATCGGGAAACAGTTAGAGAGCGGGTTTGCCGATATAAAATCTCTAATCGGCAGTTTTGATCCTTCCACTTATGAGAAAGGAAAAGAATTAGTTTATGAACGTACTCGGTATCTACGGAACGAATCACTAGAGTACTTTTACGACAATTTTCAAACAATGATTATGGATGCATCAATTGATCTGGCAGGTGCTGGATATGCCAATTAAATCAAATTATAAGAAGCCTAAAATTGTAGCTGGTGATCTAAATACGCCAGTTACTTTTTTTGAGTTTCAACCTAATAAGGGTCCAGAACCTGGTGATGAAGAAAAAAAGGAACTGTATTTTTGTACAGCACTAGTTTACAACCCATCAATGAAAGATCGTGACATTCTTGGCACAAAAGAAGGCGTTACGATAAAAATACGGGATCCCCATCAATCTTATATTCCTACTAACAAACATAAAGTAAGGATATTAGATTATCGATATGGAGATAAAGTTTGGGAAATAATCGATGTCTCACCGGATTTGGAAGAAAATTCAATTGTAAAGATAGTATTAGAATTAATTACTTAAATTTGGTGATAAATGATGAGTAACGTAAAGTTTGAAGGCGTTCAAGAAACAATCCAAGCTTTAGAAAAAAAGTATGGAGAAAAGAAAACTAAGACATTAACAAAAAAAGCAATCAATGTTGGCGCTGAAAAAGTAGAAAAACAGTTGCAAACGGACATGACCGTTTTTAAAGACAAAGGTTATACGATCGCTGAGGTTGTTCGCAAGAACGCTACGTATAGAGATTACAAGGCAGAAGCTGAAATCGGTTGGAATGGTCCACATCAACGATATAGAATCATTCATTTGAATGAATGGGGATATACACGAAAGGGCAAACAAATTAGACCGAGAGGATTTGGTGTAATAACAAAATCTCTTAAGAATTCCGAGCTGTTGTACTTTGATGCTGTAGGAGAGGAGGTTAAAAAGAGTTTATGAAAGATATGCTTAATATCATTTACGAGGCTCTTTGTTTGAATGAGTATATTCATTCAATGACCTACAACGAGAATACCGAGCAATATCGTATTAAATTTTATGAGCAACCTGAAACCGCCGATAAAACAGGTCCAATGATCACAATTCGTCCTGTAGATACACCTAACGAAGCGTACCACGGAAGTAACAAAGAGCTTTCTGTGGAGCATATGATACAGATTGACGTTGAATCGAAATATAGAGCAACATGCAAGCAGATTCAATATGAGATAAAAAAAGAGATGAAAAAACTAGGCTTTGGCCAAATTTCCGGTCAAGGGTTAGATGAATACTTTACTGAAACAAACCGCTTTGTAGACGCGCGTCGTTACGAAGGAAATACAAAAATTTACGATACCGAATATTAGAAATTAAGACACGAAAATAACGTGTCTTTTTTTATTACCCAAAATTAGGAGGAAAATTTTATGACTTTAGTAGGATTCAAAAAAATGACAATCGGGGTCTTTGACAGCACAGGGAAGATTCCAGCAGCAAATTTATATGTAATTGAAGGTGAACAAAACAAAGGGGCGACTGTATCTGCTGAAATCAGTGGGCTATCAAAAGAACCATCAAAAGTTTACGGATCGAACATCGCTTACTATGTCTCTCAAAAAGGAACAGGCGATGTTTCAGCTACTTTTGGATTGTTAGATTTACCAACAGAAGTAAATGACAAAATTCTTGGTTACAAAACCGATACAAACAAAATCAGCTTCTTGGGAGAAGATACTGAGCCACCATATTGTGCAATTTTGATGGAATCGGAGGATTTGAACGGCGATACAGCAATGCTTGCGATGTTCAAAGGAAAATTCAGTCGTGAATCTATTAATCTTAACACTACGACAAATGAAGCTTTCGAACCAGAAGCAGAAGAATATGTATTTTCAGCGATTGCCAATGATGTTGAAGGTGATGCTAAAGGCCAAACAGTCGCAAAATATGTTGGAGACGAAGAAGCTTCTATTACTGCTTTGAAAGAGATGGTATTTCCTGCAGCGGGGGAGTAACTAGCCCCGTTGTTGGAGCAATCACTCCCACTATTAATGGGGCAACAGTTGAATTAAGTTAGGAGGATAACTATGCCAGATACATTTAAAATCTATAAAAAAAATGGTACTGAATTTACAAAAGTCGCAGAGGGTGAAAGTCCACTTTCTATTACTGGAATTGCAGCAAATACTCAAGTTGCTAAAGGAGATTATCAAGCTACGCGTGTGGTCGGAGGTCAAGAATCAGTAAAAGTAGATATTCCTGCATTCACCACTCTTCCAATTTCAGTTACTGGTGTGACGTTGGATAAAACGACAGCTGAAGTTGAACAAGGCGGAACCTTAAAATTAACTCCTACTGTAACACCAGCAAATGCAACAGACAAAACAGGAAGCTGGAGCAGTTCGAATACAGCTGTAGCTACGGTTACTGGAGGCAACGTTACAGTAAAAACAGACGCTGAAGTTGGCGGAACTACAGAAGTTTCATTTACTACTACGGATGGCGGTAAAGTAGCAAAATGTACTATTACAGTTATTGAAAAAGCAGCGGGCTAGTCTTCGGACTAGCTTTTTTATTTGGAAAATAATGGAGGAATCTAAATGGCAAAAGTAAGAATTGAATTGAAAGAAGAATCAGGAAAGAAAGTCTATGAAAACATAGACACAACAGGGAAAGATTATCGAAAAGCTTTAGAAACAATCAAAAAGCTAAATGAAGACGGAGTAATGATTTGGAATCGTTTAGACATTTATTTGGATTTTGCTGTAGGTATCTTCAGGGATAGCAAATTGACAGCTGAACAAATTCTTGATGGCTTACCATCTGAGAAGGTAATGAGCACATTGGACGACATCCTAGGAGAAGTAATGGGGATTGAAAGTAATCCAGACCCAGACGCAAAAAAGTAACACCCGAAGAAGCAGAAGAAATGTACTTAAACCTATGCAGAGAGTTAGTGAAAGCGGGATGGTCACTATCTGACATAGAAGATAATTCCTTTGAAATGATGATGAAAATTGCGTGCACTTCGCCTAAGAAAGAGAAACAAAAAGAAGTTGATCTTAAAGACTTCTTGAAATCCATGTAGAGAGGAGGTAAACATATGGCAAATGGAAAACCTTTAGGCAATATGATTATCAAACTAGACTTAGACAGTTCAGCTTTTTCAAAAGGTCTAGCCGGAGCTAAAAACGCTGTTAACCATCAAATGAAAGCAATGAAATCACAGATGCAAGTAATGAACTCTTCAGGAAATTCTCTCGGTGCTTTACAAGCAAAATACAATGGTTTAGGCGGAGTTCTACAAGCAAATGAAAAGCAAGTAGAATTGCTCACTAAGGCTTATAAGGATAGTTTTGACTCTAACGGAAACGCTACTGCTTCGACTGCTAAATACGCTAATCAATTGAATCAAGCAACAGCTAGATCAGCAAGTTACGAATCTCAGATGAAAACAACTGTTGGACAGATTGCTCGGATGAAAGTGGAAACGGAAGGGTTTACGGGGAAACTAAAGGCTAATTCTGATGTATTGATTAATTCTGGGAAAAAAATTGAAGCCTTTGGTAAAGGAGTTTCTGGGATAGGATCTGCCCTAACTGTTGGAGTAACAGCTCCAATAGTGGCAGGCGCAACTGCTGTTACTAGTGCAGCTATTTCATGGGAAAGTGCTTTTGCAGGTGTAAAAAAGACAAATGATGAAGTTGTAGACTCGAATGGAAACGTAGTTTATTCCTATAGCGACTTAGAGAAAGGTCTGCGTAATCTTGCCACCCAATTACCTGGTAGCCATCAAGAAATAGCAAATGTAGCCGAAGCAGCCGGGCAATTAGGTATAAAGACTGAAAACGTAGTTAGCTTCACTAAAACGATGATAGACATGGGTGAATCGACTAATATGTCGGCTGAAACTGCGGCAACTTCTTTAGCACGATTTGCTAATATTACCCAAATGTCTCAAAAAGACTTTGATAAATTAGGATCAGTCATTGTTGATCTAGGTAACAATTTTGCTACAACCGAATCAGAAATCACTGAAATGGGATTGCGGTTAGCGGGAGCTGGTAAACAGATTGGAATGAGCCAAGGCGAAATTCTAGGATTTGCTACTGCTCTATCTTCTGTTGGTGTCGAAGCTGAAGCGGGTGGGTCTGCCTTTTCGAAGGTCATGATCCAGATGCAACTAGCTGTAGAAAAAGGATTTGGCGCTTTTGATCAGCTGAAACAGATGGCAGAAGAACAAGGTGTTCCGTGGGTTAATTTAGTAAATGCTGTGAGAGACGGTGGAAAATCGTTAAAAGCAGTATCAGAGCAAATGGGATTCACTTCATCTGATTTAAAGAAAATGTATAAAGAAGCGGACAATTCGAAAAGTTCGCTTGAAAATTTTGCGAATGTGGCAGGTGTTACAAGTGAACAATTCCAGAAGTTGTTCAAGAGTGATCCTTCAGAAGCAATCATCAAGTTCATTCAAGGGCTGAAAGATTCAGAAAAACATGGTACTTCAGCAATCAAAGTTCTGGATGACATGGATATAAAAGAAGTTCGACTACGCGACAGTTTATTGAGAGCTGCAAATGCTAGTGACATATTCAAAGGAGCAATTGAAAAAGGAAACGGCGCGTGGAAACAAAATACAGCTTTAACAAATGAAGCTAATAAAAGATACGAAACAACTGAATCAAAGCTAAAGATATTGAAAAACGAAGTGATTGATACAGCAATCGATCTTGGAGGTCCATTTGTAGACGCGTTGCGTGATGGTCTAAATGTATCGAAACCATTGATAAAAAACTTAGGGAATATGGCGAAAGCTTTCTCAGCTATGAGTGATGATCAACAAAGAAACATTATCAAATGGGTTGGATTAGCAGCAGCAGCTGGTCCAGCGCTGAAGCTTTTAGGAACTGGTACTTCAGTAATAGGTAAAGTTACTTCAACTACTGGAAGATTGACGAAAAGCCTTGTTGATTTAGCAGCGAAAGCAGCAGAAAAGAAGGCTATGGATGCCTTTGCATCGTCGGTAACAACAGCTGGTGCTGCAGCTGCAAAGACAGCAGGAGCTGGAGGTATTGGCGGGTTAGTCCCTATGATGGGAAAAACAGCTAGTGCTGCAAGTACTGCTGCGGGCGCCAGCGGAATAGGCGCAATGACAACGTCACTAGGTTTGTTAGGTCCTGCTCTACTTGGTATTGTTGGCGTTGGTGGCGCACTGGCAGTTGGCTATGGAGCATGGAAATTATTTGGTGAAGAAGCTTGGAATTCCTCGCAAAGAGTAAAGCAATGGGGAACAGATGTCGGTGAGGAGATAGATAGTACTCTTGACGGAGTACAGAAGAATATTGAAGGTGCAAATGGTCAATTCGGTCTTCTCAAAGAGGGTTTTACTGTTGATGATGCAAATAATATGGCGGCTAATTTCGCAACCGCTGGAACATCTTTGGAAACATCTTTAACGGGTAGAATAAAGGCATTAGACGATGCACTAAAAGGGCTACCTCAATCAGTTCAGGATGCCATGAAAGAAGTAGCTGAATCAGAAGAAGAAACCTTAGGGCAATCTCTTTCTAAAATAAAAGACAACAATGAAGAAATAAAAAAAATCAGAGAAAGAGCCGCAAATCAGAACAGAGACTTGACTGTTTCAGAACTACAACAGATACAGGATCTAATGAAAGGAACTTCTCAAGCGTATGTGGATACGCTCGATGTTTCTGCTAAAGACAGAAAAAAGATACTATCAGCCATGAATGGTGATGTTGCACAAGCTACAGAAGAAGAAGCGAAGACGTGGTTACAATCTTTAGCGAAACAAAAAGCTGCAACTACCGAAAATTATAGACAAATGCTTGAAGAAAAAAAGGCGGCTTTAAAGGAAAAGGGAGTAAGCAAAGAATTCATTGATGCATTAGAAGATGAAATGAATGATTACATCAAAACTACAAATCAAGGATTCGATAGCCAAATAGCTGCTATAACAAATAAATATCCACAATTGATTAACGAAGTGAGTTTATCAAATGGTCAATTATTTAGCAAAACGGCAGCTGCTATGGACAATACTGGTCAGTATACAAAAGTTTTTCTCGAAAGTAATGAAAAGATTTTAGCCCAAGCGAAGAAAACATCGGATGAAATAGCAGATAATGCCGAAAAAAATGCAGAACAACTTGGTATGGTAGCTGATGAGGCTACGCATGCTGGATCAACTTGGAATGGCTTAGTTTTAGACGAAAAAACAGGAAAAGTAAAAACTAATGTACAAGAAGTAGTGAATGAAGCAACGAAGGATTTCACTAAATGGAATGAATTGAAACCTGTTGTTCATGATGCGAAACTAACAACGAATGCAAAAGATGTCATTTCCATAGCGGCAGTACAAAATGGCTATTGGGATGATATGGAATGGAAAGAAAAAGAAGCATTATTAGAAGATGAGTGTTCTAAAAATGTATACAAGGCTTTAGAAAATGCTGGTAAATGGAATGAGTTAGATATTCCTTCTAAAGAAGCAATCCTAACTTCAAATACTCCTGAAGTTATGGGTGAAACTCTCATGAATTTGGGATTATGGGATACTTACAAACTTCAAGTGAAAGATTTAGATTTGAATGCGTATAAAGTATACGATGCTATCGATGGATCAGAAGAAAAATTAAATAGTTGGGCTCAATTAGATAACCCCACAAAAGAATTGTTATTAGATAACTCAGATTTTTCTACAAAACTTTTTAATTCCGAAGAAATGTTTAAACGTTGGAATCAGTTATCATCTAATGCAAAGTTTCTTTCGGCTAATAATACTAAATTTACAGAGGTTCTTTTATCATCTGACAGAATGTGGAATCAATGGGTAAACCTTCCTGATAATGAGAAAAGATTACTTGCAGATAACGAAGATTTAGCTACCACTGTTTTATCTTCAGAAGAAATATACGGAAGATGGACTCAATTACCAGATAATCAAAAATATATGTTAGCTGACAATACTGACTTAGCAAACAAAATATTCGCTTCAGAAGAATCATGGAATGCATGGAAAGCAATTCCAGACACAGTTAAAAACTTGCTTGGTAATAATATTGATTTACTGGCTAAAGTGAAAGACGGGACTGTAAGTGTAGAAGAATATAACAAAGTTATGCCACTTCTTAAAACTCTATATGGAGATAACGTTAATTTAAAAGAGGCAATCAGTGGGGCTAAAAGCTCTATAGAGAATTACAACAAAAATATTTTTCCTAGTGATAAAACTGCAGTAGGACACGATGAGGCTTCACAAGCTGCTAAAGATGCATTTGAAGCGTTCAACATCTTCCAAACAAAAATACCAGATAAAATTACTAAAACTGTATCAGCTGACTTTATAGGTCCTATGCCGAAAAATGCGAAAGGAACAAACTTCCATCCTGGCGGAGCAGCTATGGTAAACGATCAAAAAGGGCCTACTTATGAAGAGCTTATAACCTTGCCAAGCGGAGAAACTTTTATACCTAAAGGACGTAATGTCGTTTTAGACTTACCAAGAGGTTCGAAAGTACTGAACGCCACTAAAACTAAACGTCTAGTGCCTAAATATGCTGATGGTATAGGAAACATAACGACGGTTTCATCTACGCTAAACTTAGATGCTTTAATTTTAGCTATTAACGAGCTAACGACGGTATTGAGAACTCAACTGATGGCAGGAACGACTGATGCTAAAGATACTAAACTATCAGATGAAACAAAAGTTGCCGATCCGATTATTCCGGACAGTCTTTCTGAAAAATCAGATCAGTATCTAGGAATTGGAGCTCAATGGTTAACTAATCTAATGAATGGTTGGAACTCAGCGGTTCCTCAATATATGAATAGTGAAATGGTTTTTATTACAAACTATCTCAATGCGCTAAAACTTCAAAACAATCCTAATTATACGCAAGGAGCAACATGGAATAAGAACTTACTGAATGGATGGAATAGTTTAACTGGGACCTTTATTGCTACAATCAATTCATTTTGTAATCAAGCAATGGTCACGCTTAGAAACTACAACACTCCTATGTACAACAATGGCCGAACGTGGCAGCAAAATAATCTTAATGGTTGGAATTCATTGTATGGATCATTCATAGCCCGTGTAAATCAGCTTGGTAACGATTCGATTAACAACCTTCGTTCTAAAAGTGGTGGTTTTTACAATGCAGGGACATTCTTGTTGCAATCTTTAATAAACGGAATGAATTCGTTAGGTAATTCTCTTTCTACTACAATGAACAATGTCGCTAATACAATGGTTGGTGGTATAGGCAAAGGAGTTAATGGCGTCATATCGGGAGTTAACTATGTGCTTAAGGAAGTCGAATCAAGTAAGAATATCGGAAACTGGCCAATTCCACAATACGCTAAGGGAACTGATGGACATCCTGGTGGACTTGCTATGATTAATGATCAAAAAGGCCTAGTTCACGAAGAATATGTTCAGATGCCAGATGGACGTAGTTTTATTGCCAAAGGTAGAGATCTTCTTGTTAATTTGCCTAAAGGTGCTCAGGTCTTAAATGCTTCTTTAACAAAGAAATTAAAGGAACGTTTAAATATTCCACACTACGAAAAAGGTATTGGCAATTTAGATATTGTTGATTTGTTAGATGATGAAAAAAGAATGTTAGAATTCTTAACTAGCAAAGTTGATTTTTCAGGCATTAATGAACCATGGCTTGATATGACTAAATCAGGAACGTCATTAATGTCCAAAGCTGCAAATACAATGCTTCAATCAAAATTAAGTGAATTCTTCACTCATGGCAATTTTGATGGTGCAGTAAATGCCAATGGTGTTTATCAATATTTAGTTGATGTGGCACAGAAAGTAATGGGTAAGTTCCCCGGACTTACAGTAACTTCTGGATATCGAGCAGGAGATGCCTACTATCACGGAAAACGGCAAGCTATCGACTTGGCTTATCCAGGTATTTCTGGAGATCCGAGATATACAGCAGCAGCAAATTACGCTTTTGAAAAATTCCCTTCAAAAATTGCGTATGTCATTACGAATGGACGTGTACGTGACCGCATGGGATTATCTGGAACAAGGTCAAGCGGACAATGGACGAATTGGCCAGATGGCGATCACTTCGATCATATTCATTTAAACGGTTCGATGGGGTCTGGCGATATATTCAATGGAGGAGTTGGAGGAAGTGGTGTTGCACGCTGGCGTTCTTATGTGTCTAAAGCATTGAAAATGAATGGATTACCAGCTACAGCAGCGTATATAAATGCCTGGATGTCCCAAATCCAAACGGAATCTGGTGGTAATGAGAAAGCAATCGGCGGCAATGATGGGCTCGCCGAAGGCAATGCAACAGGATTACTTCAAACGAAACCCGGAACTTTTGCAGCTAACGCTTTTCCTGGTCACGGAAATATTATGAACGGATTTGATAACATGTTAGCAGCAATCAATTATGCTAAGAAACGTTACGGAGTTGCAGGTATGTTGCAAGTTATCGGGAAAGGACATGGATATGCCAATGGCGGCTTGATTACCAAAGACGGACTATATCGAGCAGGAGAAGGAAATAAACCAGAAATGGTTATTCCATTGACAAGAAAAACAAGAGCTATCGAACTTATGGGTCAAGCATTAGCCTTCCTTTCTGGAAGCAATAAAAAAGAAACGAAAAGTGAGATTAATTCTGTAGATAATAGACATATCCTACAAGCGATAGAAAAACAGTCTCGTATGACAAATGATCTGCTATCATTATTACTCTCGTTTTTTAAAAGTAACAATCGATCAGATAAAGAACTAGCTTTAGATATTCAGAAAATTTTAATCAGGAGGACATAGTATTTGAGGACAGTAATATTAAGAAATAAATTGAATGAAGAAATTGATTTGTCCACAGAAGATTATTTTGCTACTGAAATGTCGAATCTAGGTTTTGAAGTTACAAAAGAGCATATTGGACAATGGGGGAGTTTCAGAGAAATAGGAGAGAGTATTGAATTGTCTGAATTTCAATCATCAGTTATGATTTCTGTTCACGGATTTAGAGAACAACAATTATATGGTTCATTAGTTGAATTTCTGGCTAATGGACCTTTTGAACTAGAATTTTCTTTTGATTCAGAAACAATGATCAGGAAATGTAGTTTGAAATCATTATCTAAAACAGAAATTGATTCCCAAAGCTCATTGCTAACAGATACTTTGAATCTATATTTTACTTCAAGCTGGTATTCTATTAAGCGTGAAAAATTAATACAGAATTCAACTTCTCTCAATACACGTGGAAAAGTTTACTCATTTGTTCGACCATATGTCTACACCAAAAATGTATGGGAAAAGAAAGGTGTATTTAAGTTCAGTAATAATTCTGTATATTTGACAAATAGTACAGAGCGAATGTCTCCGTTAAAAATAAGGATTATTGGAGAGTGCTCAAATCCATATTGGGAAGTTATCCAAAACTCTAAAGTAGTAGCTTCAGATGGCTATTTTATTAATATGAAAGACACACAAATATTAGAAGTGTCTAGTTTGCTAGAAGACCAAACGGCAATTTTAAAAGATGTAGGTGGAGTTGAATCTTCTGTTTATCAACAACAAGATTTTACTAAATCAAACTTCGTCCAAGCGCCTCTAGGAGAATTCAGCGTTGTTTTTCATGTTGGACATGCAAATGTAGAGATTGAACTTTATGAGGAGCGTGATCTATTTTGATTTTAGCCATTACCCTCTTTCACCGAGATATGAATTTATATAACGAACGTTTAATTTCGACTGAGTTCGAATTTGGAACGGATGAAATTGGAGAAGAAGTAAGTAATTTTATTACAGATAAATATGTCCATGTAAAATCAGGAGATTTTCTACTAGCAAAATTTATTCCTAGCGGGAAGATTGCTTATTTTGGAGTGATTAGCTCGCAAGAAGACAAAAAAATAAATTGCAAAGGATTACTCAGTTTGGCCGATAGCGAGATACCGACTGTAAAAATATCAGGTGCTAATTATGAAGAGCATATTCGACGACTGATTGAATACTACTTATTGAACGATCCAACAAAACAACTAAAAAATATTTTGGAGGTAAAAACAGAAAGCGTTACTTCTCATTCTTATCAAGCTGTTGACACAAATAAGAGACGATTGAATGCATATATAATAAATGGGTTCAAAAAATATAATGTTAAATGGTATGTCAAAGAGATTAAAGGTAAAAAAATATATACTGGTATTCGAGCAGTTGATGATTCAATTTATATTAAAGATAATTCATCTGAGTTTAATGACTGGGATGTTTTTGTGCAATCTCCTGGACCAGGGAACGAGAACAAATTATTGATCGTAGATAAAGCAATGAAAGATATAGAAAATCCCTTGGTATTGTCTACGTGGTATTTAGATGACGAAAATAATCTTACGCAAGATTCAACGAATAAGAACATTGCATTGCCTACCGTTAATTTAGTAAATATATATGATCAAACTCAAGAAGATAGACCTTCTTATGAAGAGGTAGCTAAATCGGAGCTTAAAGGCAACGCCTATTCACATGAAATTAAAGTTAATGTTGTGCTAAATGCTAGAAATATCAATGTAGAAAATATCGAAACAGGAATGTTAGCGACTATTGTTTACAAAGAGCAGACTTACAAATCTGTTCTAACTGCCTGGCGAATATCCAGCAGTAAAAAGAATATAGAATTGACATTTGGTAATGTCCGAAGTCGTTTTATGGATTATTTTGAAGATAATGGGGGATAAAAAATGGTTAGCAATGTGGATGGATATCAATTTGAAAACGTGAAAGTAAGCGCAGAAAATGATGCTAGACTTTATCACGTTTTATATAATCGGAAAAATCAGGTTATTGATGGTTACGATCAGTCTATGAATTTATCTTCAAGCGGATTAACAGTAAAAGTTGGTGCAGGAGCAGCGATTATTCAAGGTCGTATGGTCGTTGTTCGACAAGAAGAAAGTATAACAGTTCCAGCAAACTCAAGTGGTTATATAGCATTAACAGTGGATTTGACACAAGAAGTTATACCTGGATCTATTCTTCCAGAATCGGAAGAATATGAATGGACTAATAATCAAGTCAAGCTAGAATTTATAACAAAAGTTATAGAAGGTAATTTAAACAATGGTGATAAGGTCTATAATTTACCACTATGCTCAGTTACTTCTACTGGATCAACTGTTTCAATCTCAAAGATATCGGATAGTTACGAGCTGACTCTCTCTAAAGGAGAAATTTTGTGGAGGGGGACTGCGTTAATGCATGATACTCAAACTGTCCAACCTTCAAAAAAAATTTGGCAGACAGTTTCAGGTTTTTTATTAGTATGGCTCCCCTACGAAAACGGGCAAGCAATTGAGGATAGATATGTAACTACACCTTTTTATAAGGAACGTGTAACTGTTACTAATGTTTTAGGAGAAATTGTTTCAGGATTTGATGACTATCACAAAAAGTGGTTTAGTAAACGAATAAACTATAATTCGAATACTAATATATTTACAGGTGCAGCAAGCAATGCAAGTGGAGATAACGCAAATATGGTGCTTAGGTATATAGTTTCTTTTTAGTTAGGAGGTATGGAAAAGTGGCAAATTTAGAAATTAAATTATCTGCAAATAAGAGACAGCCTTATCTACGTCACCGTGTTGTTGGTAGAGTTGGTGATGGGGGGCTCACAACAATCAATGTACAACTTCTTGAGGAAGATGAAATTACACCTTTTGTAATTAATCTAAACGGTACTTTGAAATTTGTGGGCGAAGTTTCAAACGGTAACTATACCGAGGGAGAACCAGAAATAATCGATTCGACTAATGGGTTAATTAGTTACACGTTCACTAAGTCAAATTTCAGCACGAGTCATCAATTCAAACAAGCATATTTTGAATATGTAGATCCTAACGGCAAAAAAGTAACTTTTCAGAACTTCATCATAGACGTGTTAGAACGAGTGGATATTAATTCGGAGCAAGCGAAATACTATATTTCTTCATTGGAAAAATTACAGAGTGAAATGCAAACCACTTTCAATCAGTTCATTAGTGATAAACAGGTCCAATACGATCAAATCTACTCGAAATATAACGAATTAGTAAGATTGATAAATGAATCAGATAAGCAAGCAAATGATCGTATTGATAAGGCAAATGATCGTATTGATCAAACGAACCAGCAAATAAGTGATCTCGGCAAGCTGAAAAAAATGTACAGTAACAGCATCGACTTCGGGGGATATGATTATAGTGGGAATCCGAATTTGTTAAGTAAGCTATCATACGACTTAATTGAAAATCAAAATACTTCAGCTGGAACACTTTCTAAAGGTGAAAACTCGTTTAAATATAATAAGATATCAGCTGAAGTAGAAGGTGGAGTAGAGCTATATTATAAACGAAGAGGTATAGCTAACTGGCTACCATCTAATAAAACGCTTGTAATGACTGTTAAGCTTAGAGCTGGAGCGGACTATAGTCCAGTTGACGGAAAAAAAATACTGATTAGATATAGGTTTGTTGACAACGGAACTGGCAAGATTGTTTTAGACTTACCTATTAACAGTAATTCGATAACTCAGGAATGGAAAGAGTTTAGCATTACTGGAACTACTCCAACATTTGGTCCACAATCATACCATCCTTGGATACAATTTAGAGTCCAAGATGGGATACTTGGGGAAATAGAAATGAGCTATGACATCAAAATCGAAGAAGGCTCAACAGCTACTCCGTACCAGCCCAACTTACTTGATGCACCGTATTATTTGAGTAAAATACCGTTGGGTGAGAATATTGCTAATAAGTCTGTTGTGTTTCCAATCAAAGCTAGCGCGTACACCCTATACCAAGCTGACATGGAAGAAGAATTTGTTTTAGGCCAAACCTATACAATTACCATAAAAGCAACCAAACCATCTATCCAAACGTTCACCGTTTACAACGAGGGTAGTGTAGATTATAAATATGGTAACTTAGTGCCAGTAGAAGGGTTATCTGACACATGGGGTCTAACTTTTACACCTCGGAAAGTTGGAGTTGACTACCCCAAACGGTTAACTATTATCCAGTATCCCCAATCAACAGCCGGCGCATGCCAAATCGACTGGCTAAAGATTGAAAAAGGAAACACACGAACCCCGAATATTAGTCAGTTTAAATACTTCGGTGAAGGATTGAAAGACAGCAACAATCCGAACGACTACAGCTGGGACATCACGCCTGAATATACTGAAAAAGGCTTGAATGATACGGTTAGTTTAACCGAACCACAATCCATCGAAGGATTGAAAAATTTCGAAGATGGTATTCAATCAAAAGGAAAATCTGTATTGACATCAGACGACAACAAATATGAAGTCGTAACCTTAACAGTTACAAACGGGAATACCGGATCAGCAAAGCTTTATCGTGAAGGAAAAA